GTACGCCTCGGACCCGACCCGAATTTCCCCGGACTGCGAGTCTGCGACACGGGATGCCGCGACCAGTTCGACCCGTACCGTCTGCCCGCCCGCAAGACTGAGCGCATTAACTTGCGCTTTCCGCGTCCGGACGTCAGTGTGGCGGCTAACGATGATTACCTGATGACCGGCAGTCAGTCGATGGATGGCTCCAGCCAGTTCCAGATCTCCACCGAGGGGAACACGCAGACGCCGTCTACTAATGGCAACCGGGACACTATCGCTCCGAGTCCACCTAACAATACGAGTACATAATGTCAGCACAAGTAGCCATTACCCAACTACCCGCCGCCGGTGCAATTACAGGTACTGAGGCGGTCCCGATTGTTCAGAATGGTGTGACGGTTCAGACGACGACCGGTGCGATCTCGGCTTCGCCTTCGCAGAATCAGACGTTTCTGACTAAGAATCAGGAGACTACGCTACCAAATAGCCGTTACCTTTCGACCAATACCGGCTTGGTGCTAACTGACGGCGGTGCGCAGTCTTTCTACCGAATCTCGATGGATGGCGCGGCGGCCAGCTTGAACGCGGCGGCCGGTGGTATTGTAGTTAAAGACAGCGCGAACACGGTAATTAACCGTTCTATCGCTGTATCCGGTAGCGGATTGGGTGTTTCGAATGCTAACGGCACTGGTGGGAACCCCACATTAGCACTTACCGGTGTTGCCGCATCTGTAGCGGCACTTTCCGGTACGGGGATGCTTGCCTTGACTGGCGGCGGGACTTCAGTCTCGGGTCGGACGCTGGCCGGAACTGCGAACCAGATCGACATTGCGAACGCTGATGGCGCGGCAAGTGCCCCCGTTTTCAGCATTGCAAGCAATGCGGTACTTCCCGGCACTGGAGCTGTTACTGTACCAGTTGGCACTACTGCTCAAAAGCCCGCTGGAGCTAGCGGGCAAATTCGGTACAACAGTGATTCGCAAGTCTTTGAGGGCTACGCTAACGGGTCTTGGAATCCATTCAGCTTGGCCGGTGGCGTATCGACTTTCAGCGCAGGTTCTACAGGACTTACGCCGTCGGCCGCATCTAGCGGAGTTGTCACTCTCGGCGGTATATTAGTAGTTGCGAATGGCGGCACGGGCGCAAACACCTTAACCGGATATGTAAAAGGCACTGGTACAACCGCGATGACCGCTAGCGCGACTATCCCAAACACCGACATTACTGGCTTGGGCACAATGTCCACCCAGAATGCTAGTGCTGTGGCGGTCACAGGCGGGACGATCGCTGGCGCGACAATCACTAGTAGTACGATCAACAGCACGACCATTGGTGCAGGAACTCCGTCCACTGGCGTATTTACTTCTGTGGCAATGACCACTGGAACGATCACTACTGCCCCCACAACTGGCAATGACATTGTAAACAAAGACTACGCGGATGCTATCGCGTCGGGTATTAACTTTCACCAATCTTGCCGTTTGGCGACCACCACTGCGCTCGCGTCCAACACGTACAATAACGGGGCTTCTGGTGTCGGCGCGACGTTGACTGCTAATGCTAATGGTGCACTAAGCATTGATAGCGTGGCAGTCGTGGTCGGCAATCGCGTTTTGATCAAAAACGAAGTCGCGCAAGCGAACAATGGCGTGTACACGGTTACTCAGACTGGATCTGCTGGTGCTCCGTACATCCTCACTCGAGCTTCAGACTTCGATACCGCTGGTGCAGGCGTAGATAAGATTGACGCTGGTGACTTCTTCCTGATCACAGCAGGTACGACACAAGCTAACACGTCTTGGGTACAACAGACTCCGCTACCTATTACAGTTGGTACAACAGCAATCGTGTTTACTCAGTTTGGTGCGCCTTTGACGTACTCCGCTGGTACAGGTCTAAATGAGTCACCTGCCTACACGTTTAACATTGCCAATACTGCCGTGACTGCTGGAACATACGGTTCTGCCTCGCAAGTACCAGTCTTTGCTGTGAACGCGCAAGGTCAATTGACTTTGGTCACCAACACATCGATTGCTATCGCTTCTGGTGCCGTATCAGGCTTAGCGGCTTCTGCCACTACTGACACTACCAATGCATCCAATATCAGCTCAGGAACGCTTCCTACGGGTCGTTTGAGCGGCTCTTACACTGGTATCACTGGTGTGGGTACGCTAACCGCAGGCACATGGAACGGTACAGCGATTGGTGTTGCTTACGGTGGTACAGGTTTAACAGCCACGCCGTCTAATGGTCAGTTGGCTATTGGTAACGGTACAGGCTACTCACTGGCGACTTTGACTGCTGGCACGAACGTCAGCATCTCAAACACCGCTGGTGGCATCACGATCTCCGCCACCCCCGCCGCTGGTGGTACGGTACAAAGCGTGGACGTGTCTGGCGGTACGACTGGACTGACTACATCTGGTGGCCCTGTCACCGTAACGGGCACGATCACCCTTGCTGGCACATTGAATGTAGCAAACGGTGGTACAGGCGCAACCACACTATCTGGTTATCTGTTCGGCAACGGTACTAGCGCGGTATCCGCATCAACCACAATCCCTAACACGGCGATCACTGGCTTAGGTACAATGTCCACGCAAAATGCAGGTACTGTTGCGATAACTGGTGGGACAATTGACGGAACATCAGTTGGTGCGACGACGACGTCAACTGGCGCATTTACAACATTGAATGCCACGACTGGCATCTTCGGAGGAACCTTCTAATGGCACAAGCAGGCTTTACGCCCATTTCACTTTACTTCAGTAGCACCGCGTCGGCTGTTCCTTCGTCTGGCAACCTTGCCAACGGAGAACTTGGCTTAAACATCGCTGACATGAAGCTGTACGCAAAGAACAGCGCAGGTACTGTCACCTTGTTAGCATCTTCAAGCGGAGCGTCGGGCACCGTTTCTAGCGTTGCAGTATCAGGCGGCACGACAGGCTTGACCACGTCAGGTGGCCCAATCACCACGTCTGGCACGATTACTCTTGCAGGAACACTAGGTACAGCTAACGGTGGCACAGGCTTAACATCATTCACATCAGGCGGTGTGGTGTACGCATCTAGTTCTAGTGCATTGGCTACTGGCTCTGCGCTTACTTTTGATGGGAGCCTTGTCGAGGTTTTTGGCGGCACAACTGTAAGTTATCGTTTTAATGCCAATCGAGGTACAGATGATACAACGCAAGGCTTGCGTTTTGGTTTTTCTGGCATTGATGGATACCGCACTAGCGCTACTCTTGCATCGGCGCAAACACAATTATCTTTTACTCAAACAGGTTCTAATGGCACTCGTACACCGTATTACATTGGTACAAACGGTGAGTCTGTTTGGGCACCGGGTTCTGGCACATCACCATCCGAAGCCATGCGCCTCACCTCAACAGGGTTGGGTATTGGTACAAATTCGCCAGCTTACAAGTTGGATTTGTACAACACAACCAATTTTGCTGGGCGATGGGCAAACGCAACAAGAGGTGGTTATTTATACTTAGACTCTGGCGGCCCCGGCATTTTTAACACTGCCGCTTATGGTGGTGAAGGGATGTATTTCCATGCTGGTTCTAACTACACCGCATTCCTTACAAACAGCTCAGAACGGATGCGTATTGACAGCGCAGGCAAAGTAGGTATTGGTACATCTGCACCAAACAACGAACTTGAAGTTGTTACCAGTTCAAACCCAAGTATTGCGTTAACAAGTACATCGGCTAGTTTGTATTCTTATTTTGGAATGACATCGGGAACTGTTGGGGCGCAACTGTATACATTTGGACAATCATATAGCGCAGTTTACCCCGCAGGCTCTACTGCATTGGCAAATAACACTTATGGAATTATATTAAACGCCAACAATGCAAGTGGTATTTTAAGATTCCAAACTGCTGATACAGAACGATTCCGCATTGGCGCGGCAGGTCAACTTGGTATTGGTGGTGCAACCTACGGAACGGCAGGTCAAGTCCTGACCTCTGGCGGCGCAAGTGCGGCACCTACTTGGTCAACAGTCAGTGGCGGTGGACTTACAGTCATTGGAACATTAACTCTTAGCGCCGGTACGCAGTCAGGATCGATTAACTTGCCGTCTGGCTGGGACACAACTTATAAATATCTGCAATTAGTAATACAAGGTAATTACGTGTCCGCCGGTGGCACAGGCGCTGGAATTATTCGTTTTAATAACGATACTGGATCAGTTTATAGCTATTCGTGGTTTAACATGACTACTGGTACTAATCAGAGTAGCCAAACTTTCATTCAATTCGGAAGTCCGGGCAATAACGAGCCTATGCGTTGTAGTTTCCAACTAAGCTATAACGCAAACATGAGTTCCGCATACCGTGTTCAATTACAAGGTGGATTTAGCCGAAACAACGTGTTTTATTCTGCTGGTTTTGCGTATGACACATCTTCAGTTCCAACGTCTATAAATTTCCCTCAACCTTTTGGCTCTGGTTATTATTTGGCTGGCGTCTACACAGTTTATGGAGTAAGTTAATGAACGCTGAAATTATAAAATTAAATGAAATGCACAGACGCATGGAGCGTGATGAGTTGTTAAGTCAGACTGTTGATCGCATCAACCCAATTCGTTGGGCGACAATGACTTCTGAACAGCAAACGCAATGGAGCGCTTATCGCCAAGCATTGTTAGACATTCCAACGCAATCGGGTTTTCCTTTTGACGTGCAATGGCCAACCATACCAGAGTAAATATTATGTTCATAACTTGGAATATTCGAACCCTTGAACGCAGAGTAGCGGATGGTTTTGTGACTACTGCGCATTGGTATGCTACGGCAGTTGATGGAGAGCATACGGCATCCATATACTCAACTTGTTCATGGGTGGAAAGTACGCCTAAAATACCATACTCTGATTTAACCGAAGCTACGGTTTGCGGTTGGATTTGGGAAAATGGGGTCAACAAAACAGAGATTGAGTCCGCATTGATGGCTAAAATCAATGAGAAAAAGAACCCAAAATTTTTAACTGAAACACCTTGGAGCATCTAATGACATTACAACTGCCAATTGAAACAGCAAACCAACTTCTTGGATATTTGGGCA